GTTGCGCAGTCAGAGCGACCTCGCGAAGCATTCCCCCGTTTTCGGGAGTAAGCGAAAAGACACTCACCCCGTCGCTATCGACGCAGCAAGTGATGAAGTAGGCGTTATCAATGCCGAGTGGCCAGGCACAGCAACCGGTCGTGACCATCAGAAACCTCAAGACAAATGGCCGGACGAAAACCTCTCCCCACAAGGGTAAAGCAGCTCAAGGGCACTCTGCAGAAGTGCCGTACCAACCTGCGGGAGCCCAAGCCCCAAGGCGATCTGGTCGAGCCGCCGGACTACATGACCGAAGGGGCCAAGTCCGCCTGGCGCTACGCCCTCGAATGCGCGCCGCCTCACCTGCTCAAGCGCCTGGACATGTCGGTGCTGGAGGTCTGGGCCTGCGCCGCAGACCTATACCGCAAGGCCCAGGCCGGGATCAGCAAGACCGGACTGCTGGTGAAGGCCCCGAACACGGGCGTTCCGATGCAGTCGCCTTACCTGGCCATCGCCAACAAGCAGGCCCAGATCATGACCAAGGCCGCCACCGAGATGGGATTCACGCCGGCCTCGCGCTCTCGCGTGACGCTGCCGATGGAGGCAGTCGACGACGAGATGGACCCGTGGGCGGACATCGCGGGCTGACGTCCTGATGGCAGCAACGTCCTACGCCGACGCAGCCCGCCGCTACGCCGAGTCGGTGGTTGCCGGGGAGACCCTCGCCTGCCGCTGGGTCCAGCGCGCCTGCCAGCGTCAACTCGACGATCTGGCCCTATACAAGGGCAAGGCGAGCCCGTTCCGCTTCAACCCGAAGCTCACCGACAAGCAGGGCCGCACTTTCTACCCGGCCGACAACCTGTGCGCCTTCATCGAGCGGCTACCGCACGTGAAGGGCCCGCTGGCCGGCGAGCCGATCCGGCTGGAGCCCTGGCAGGTGTTCATCCTGTCAACCGTCTTCGGCTGGGTGAAGGCAGACGGCAAGCGGCGGTTCCGGCGGTCCTACATCGAGGTGCCGCGGGGCAACGCGAAGTCGACGCTGTCCTCGGCGGTGGCGCTCTACATGCTGACGGCCGATGGCGAAGGGGGTGCAGAGGTGTACTCGCTGGCCACGACGCGCGACCAAGCCCGGATCGTCTTCGGCGATGCGCAGACCATGGCCCGCAAGAGCCCGGGCTTCCGGAGCCGCTTCGATGTGAACGTCGGTGCGCACAACATCCACGTGCTGGCCAGCGGATCGAAGTTCGAGGCTCTGTCGGCTGAAGGATCGACGCTGGACGGTCTGAACATCCACTTCGGCTGCATCGACGAGCTGCACGCCCACAAGACCCGCACCGTCTACGACGTGGTGGAGACCGGCACCGGCAAGCGCGACAACTCACTGCTGTGGGTCATCACCACCGCGGGCAGCAACCGCTCGGGCATCTGCTACGAGGTCAGGACCTTCCTGACCAAGCTGCTGGACGGTGTCTTCGACGACCCGAGCCAGTTCGGAATCATCTACGGGCTGGACGACGGCGACGACTGGACGAGCGAGGAAGCGCTGGTCAAGGCCAATCCGAACTGGGGCATCTCGGTGCGCTCGGAGGTGCTGGCTCCGCTGCAGGCCAAGGCCATGCAGCTGCCGAGTGCCATCAACAACTTCAAGACCAAGCACCTCAACGAATGGGTCAACGCCGACACCGCCTGGATGGACATGCGGGCGTGGGACGCCTGCGCCGATGCGAGCCTGGACCTGGAGGCGTTTGCCGGCCAGCCGTGCTGGATCGGGCTGGACTTGGCCAGCAAGACCGACATCGCTGCACTCATGCTGGTGTTCGCCCATCCCACGGTGCCCGATGCCTATGCGGTGTTCGGCAAGTACTACCTGCCCGAGGACACGGTCAACGGCGCGGGCAACAGTCAGTACTCGGGCTGGATGCGCGCCGGGCGGCTGACGGTGACGCCGGGCAACGTGATCGACTTCGGCTGGATCGAGGCCGATCTGACGGACCTGGTGTCGCGCTTTGCGGTGCAGGCGGTGGCCTTTGACCCGTTCCAGGCGACGCAGCTGTCGACCCGGATGCTGGCGGAGGGGCTGCCCATGATCGAGGTTCGACCTACGGTGCTGAACTTCTCCGAGCCGATGAAGGGCCTGGAGGCCCTGGTGCTGCAGCGCAAGCTCATCCACGACGGCGACCCGGTGCTGGGCTGGATGGCCTCCAACGTGGTCGCCCACCTGGACGCCAAGGACAACATCTACCCGAGAAAGGAGCGCCCGGAGAACAAGATCGACGGGATCGTGGCGCTGATCATGGCGCTGTCGCGCGCCATCCAGCCCGGGGACACGATCATCGGCCCGGGCTATGAGCTGGTGGTGGCCTGATGGGGTTGCTGGAATCGCTCGGCCGCTGGCGTCGAGGCCTCTCCAGTGTCGGGTCAGGGGCACGGGCCTCCAGCGACGACCGATCGGTCTACGGCAACTTCTGGTTCGAGCCCACCGGGATCCGCACGCGTGCGGGCATGCGGGTAAGTGCGGCGTCCGCCATGACGCTGCCGACCGTCTTCGCCTGCGTGAGGGTGCTGGCGGAATCGTTCTCGGTGATGCCCTTCGTGCTGTATCGGATCGGCCAGCGCCGGGAGAAGGTGCCCGGGCACTGGCTCCAGCGCCTGTTCTGCCGGGCTCCGAACCGGTTTCAGACGCCGTTCGAGTGGCGGCTGATGCTCATGGGGCATCTGGCGCTGCGCGGCAACGCCTTCTGCCAGATCGCGGCCAACAGCCGCGGGGAGATCACCGAGTTGCTGCCGTTGCACCCCGACCGGATGCAGGTGGAGGTGCTCGATGGCGGGAACTACCGCTACCGCTACACCGACCAGGCCGGCCGGCAGGTGTTCTACGCCCGCTCGGAGATCTGGCACCTGCGGGGCCTGAGCAGCGACGGCTATGTGGGCTTAAGCCCCATCGAAGTCGCCCGCGAGGCCATCGGCGAAGGCCTGGCCATGCAGAGCTACTCGGCGCGGTTCTTCGCCAACGACGCCCGCCCGGGCGGCTGGGTGGAGTTTCCGGGGAGCTTTGCGGACGCGGCGGCGAGGAACACCTTCCGCGAGTCCTGGCAGCAGGCCTACGGCGGGCAGAACCTGCGCAAGGTGGCAGTGTTGGAGAAGGGGATGAAGTACCACGAGCTCGCGCTGAACAACTCGGACGCGCAGTTCATCGAGGCCCGCGGCTACAAGGTGCCGGAGATCTGCCGCATCTTCCGGGTCCCGCCGCACAAGGTGGCCGATCTGTCGAGGGCGACGTTCTCCAACATCGAGAGCCAGAGCATCGAGTTCTGGACCGACACGATGCTGCCCTGGGCCGAGTGCTGGGAGTCGAGCATCGAGCGCTTCTTGCTCGGCGAAGACACCGATCTGGAGGTCGAGTTCGACATGCGCCGGCTCATGCGCGGCGACTCGGCCAGCCGAACGGCCTACTACCAAGGAGGCATCCAGTCCGGCTGGCTGACCCGTAATGAGGCGCGGGAAGCGGAGGGCTACGACCCCCTGGACGGCCTGGATGAGCCGCTGATGCCGCTGAACATGGTCGAGGAGTCCAAGGCTGAGGAGCTTGAAGCGGGCAACGAGACCCCTCCAAGCCGCCCACCGTCCGAGGAGAGCCGACGTTTGCAGGCGATCCTGGAGGCCGGAGCCAGGCGTCTGGCCCGTCGGGCGGCCGGAGCCTTGGCCAAGCGGCCCGGCACCGAGGTTTTCGACGACGGTTTCGCCGAACTGATGGCCGAAGCCCTGGGCATGGACCCAGGACTGGCGCGGCAGACCTGCTCGGAACTGACCTATGCGGCCGGCAGCCGAACCCTGACCGAAGAACAGATCGCGCAGGCCCTGATGGTGGGCGCGACGTACCGACATTCCCCCGAAGGAGGGCCCCATGAAGGGTGAGTTCCTGATCGCCGACCTGCTGGCCACACCGTGGGCGCTGCGCCGCGAGGTGCTGGCCGGCCACATGCAGGTCCTGGCCCGCTGGCTGGACCGCAGTGGACCTGCCGTGTCCCTGTCTGACGCACCTGACGCAGACCGTTCCAACGCCTTCGAGGCCCGGCGCCGCGAGTCCAACGCCCGGGTGGGCTCGATTGGCGGTGCCGGCATCGCCGTGATCCCGGTGGTCGGCACCATCACCCAGCGCGCCGGGATGATGACCGAGTGGTGCGGGGGCACCAGCACCCAGCAGATCAGCGCAGCCCTGGCCGACGCCCTGCGAGATGACGCGGTGGGCCAGATCCTGATGGAGTTCGACACCCCCGGGGGCTCCGTCTTCGGCGTGTCCGAACTCGGCGACGAGATTGCCGAGGCCGCCAAGACCAAGCCGGTCATCGGCGTGGCCAACAGCCTGAGCGCGAGCGCCGGCTACTGGCTGATGAGCCAGTGCTCCGAGGCCTACGTCACCCCGGGCGGCGAAGTGGGCTCGATCGGCGTGTGGATGGCCCATGAGGACTGGTCCAAGGCCATGGCGGAGTCCGGCGTGGTCACCACGATGGTCTCCGCGGGCAAGTTCAAGGTCGAGGGCAACCCCTATGAGCCCCTGGGCGAGGACGCCCGGGCCTTCATGCAGTCCCGCGTGGACGACTACTACGGCGCGTTCGTCAAGGCCGTTGCCCGCGGGCGCGGGGTGGGCGTGCAGCAGGTGCGCGACGGCATGGGCCAGGGCCGGGTGCTGGGGGCTGATGAGGCACTCGCCCAGGGCATGGTCGATGGCGTGGCCCCGGTGGCCGAGATCGTGCGGCGCATGCAGCGCCAGATGAAGGCGTCTTCCCGCCCGGCTCGCAGTGCCGGCCGCTTGGCCGCCATCGCGCGGCGCGAACTCGAACTGCTGGCCTGAACCCGGAGCAAGTGATGACCGACAAGCTAACCCAAGTCTTCACCGGTGAGCCCAGCGCGACCTTCAAGCGGCTGCGCGACATGGGTGACGGCACCTTTGCCGAAGTGGTGGCCAGCGGGGGCAACTTCGCGGGCAAGTTCCGCGACGCCTTCGAGAGCTACACCCCTGGCCAACGCTGGACTCAGGCCAAGGCCTCGGGTGACCTCATCCACGTGGACGGCAACGCGGTGGCCGCCAGCTACCTCGTCATCTCCAAGAGCCCGCTGCAGCAGGCCACCGAGAGCTACGTGGAGAGCATCGGCTCCTTCACCATGCCCGCTGAGGTAGCCATCGGCCTGAGCCTGTCGCAGCGCACGCTGGGTCAGGAGTTCAGCGTCGAGGTGGTCGACACCGAAGAGCCGCTGGCCGCCGTCCCCGACATCGCAATCGCCAGCATCTCGCAGACCACGACCACGCTGACGGTCACCACCGCCGTTCCCCATGGCCTGGGCATCGGCAAGAGTATCGGCATCCGTGGGGTGTCGGACGCCCGCCTGAACTACCCGGCGCTGGTCATCGCCACGGTCCCGGCGCTCAACCAGTTCACCTGCACCGCGGGCCCAGGCGGCACCATCGCCAGCGTCACGGCCGGCCCTTTCACGTCGGGGACGGTGTTCTTCCGCCAGCGCATGGGCCGGGCCAACGACGGTGTCTCGATGATCTTCGAGAACGCGACCGCCACCAATGCGAGCTTCTACACCCGAAGCGAGTCCGGCGACGCCTACCCCTCGGGCTCCATCGCCGCGGCCCACTCGCTGACGGTCGGCACCACCGCCCCAGTGCAGCTGGTCAACTCGGCCTTCACCTACGCCTTCGGGCCCACCACCGAGTACCGGCTCAACGTGCAGAGCGACCGGGTGCAGATGCACGACTCCGCGGTCGACGTGCTGACCGGCACCACGGGGCGCTTCCTGCGCACGAGCGTGGTGCCCAGCCCTGACAAGAGCTACAAGCTGCGGTTTCGGGCGACCAACAGCGACAGCCTGACGGTCCCCGTGGCGCAAATCGTGAGCGCCACCAAGTCGGGCACGACCACCGCCACCGTGGTGTGCGACCGCCCCCACGGCCTGGCCACCGGTGACCCTGTGGTCATGTACGGCACGCGCGATCAGGCCGCTGCCAACTTCCCGAACCTGGCTACCGCCATCTCAGTCACGGTGGTCGATGCATCGACTTTCACGGTGACTGTGGGTACCGGCACGGCGGGCACCACCTTCGGCGGCTACGTGGCCAAGGTGCTGGGTGGCAACCTGATGTCGGCGCTCGGCGCCATCGCCCAAGCCGCGCAGAACGCAACTCTTAGCACCCTGATCGACGGCACCCGGCAGTTGGTACTCACCGGCAGCGCCGCCTGGGCAGGCCTGACGATCGGCGACACCGCTGAGATCGTCGGGATTCGCAACAACGTGGACGGCACGAGCCTCGGAGTCGATGGCCCCTGGAAGGTCGCCAACGCCAGCACGACGACACTCACCCTGGTCAATCTGCCGGGGGTTGCCGGCATTCCGGCTGACTTCGCTGCCACCGACTGCGGTGGCGCGCTGATCAAGCGCTCGGAGATCCGGATCTCCTTCGTGCGCATCTTCGACTTCGGTCGCGACCGCGTGGAGTTCGCACCGCGCCCCACCGCCGACGTCACCGGCTCCGTACCCACCTACGTCACGGGCGGCACGCTCACGGGCGTGAGCGCAGCCGTGGCGGGCAGCGTGGCAGTAGATGCCGCAATCGGCAACCCGATCACCTCGGGCCTGCGCGCGAGCAACGCCAACGTGGCGGCCATGAGCGCTGCGGGCGACAGCGTGGCGTGGATGGGCACGATGATCGGCGCCGGAGTGGTCAAGCCCTTCTGTTTGCCCGAGGCGCAGTTCGACGCCTCGCTGGCGCTGACCACGACCACGGCCGCGGCGGTGGCTGCGGCAGCAGGCGCCGGCATCAAGCGGCACCTGGTTGCCATGCAGGCGATCAACACCGGGGCCTCGGCGGTGGATCTGATCATCCTGGACGGCAGCACCGAGCGCTGGCGCATGCCACTGCCGCCCAACGTGCCGGTCGATGTGGAGTTCCCCACCCACCTGGCAGTCACCGCCAACACGGCACTGAACGCGAACCTGAGCGCCGCGGGCACCGTGCGCGCCAACTTCCAGGGCTACACCGCCCCGTGATGCACAGCCTGGCATCGCGAGCCACCGAACCCGGGTCTGGCACGACCCAGCCGCCGCAGCCTCCGATGAGCTTGCGGTGCGGCCCCGTCGGGCCGATGTGCCAGGCAACGACCGACTGATCCCAGCCGGCCGAGCCGACTCTTTTCTGTCAATCCTGGCCGCCTGCGGGCGGCTTTTCCGTTTCTGGAGCCCCGACATGAACCGAACCACCAAGTACCTGCTGGCCTTCGCTGCGACGGCCTACCTCGTTGCCCTGGCCAGCGTGGCCTACGGCGCGCCCACCGACCCCCTCAGTGCGCTCAGCGCCCTGTGGCCGAACCTGCTGTCCGGCACCGACCCGAGCGCCGGAGCCGTCCTCGCCTTCGGGCCGCTCGTGCGAGGACTGCAAGCGAAGCACGCCGACGCGGTCGCCAACCTCAAGGCCATCGTCGACGCGGCAGAGGCCGAGGGCCGCGATCTGACGGCCGAAGAGCTCAAGGTCTTCGACGCCCACAAGGCCGAAGCAGCCAGTCTCAAGGCACGCATCGCTCGGGCTCAAGAGACCGAACTGGCCGAAGCAGGCATCGCAGCCCAGGCTGGTGCGGCGCCGGCTGGCCGCGGCGGAGTGACCATCCCGGCGCACGCCCGCATCAGCGTG